TTATATCCGTTGCTTAGACTATATCATCATCCACTAGGGATGTTCGGCACTCGTGTCAGGATTATTGTATGTGCTACTCACCTGTTAGTCGTTGAACCTTCTTGGTACTATTTGCACTTCCCAAGCTTGGCTGCTGATTGTCCACTTCTGGATGTTCCAGCAATTCACCGAATTTTCATTGTTCCTTTACAAGAACAAGCCGCTTATCATTATAATCACGGGAAGCACAAGGCTTATACATTGGATGACATCATTGATAGGCACAGTTGTCTTCTCATAAACACGTACCATTACAGGAGATTCAGTACCTGTTAATACACCATCTTTAACAACTTTCTGTTCTTCAGGAGTACCAATAGCTTGCTCACCCATTCCATCCTTGAGGAACACGAAGCAATTCTCATTAAGGAATCGAGCATTACTAATGTAACTATCAATAGTATTAGTATTACCAGAGTAAGTGTTATCTACTTGATAAAACTCATCATAATCCTTAATAGGAGGTAGGTTATTAGCCGCCATTACCTCTTGCAGCATTGGGAAGCTAACAGAACCAACTTGCGCTAATCCAACTGCTTGTCTAGCACGAGCAATAGTAGATGCTTGTTTCTGAAGATCACGCAATGCAGTATTACTCATTACGATGAGATCAGGCTTGTAACCATTAGTATTGACATAAGTAGTTACAGCATCTTCTAAGTTAGCGATACCATCAGCATTAGCGTAGTCAGTCCACTTGTTCAACTTAGGATTGGCAGTGTTACCAGTAGCAACAAGAGCATCAGGGAAGTGATTATAACTAGCACCAGGACGACGGAAATCAATTGTCCATGCAACTTTAGTAATTGCATCAGATACACTCAATTGACCAGTCTGAACAACTTGCCAAGCCATGCTAGTAAGTCTATCAGCATGAGATTGGACAATCCCTTCAATGTGACCATAGAGATACTTAACGAGCATATCGTTAGTACCCTTAATGACAGAGTTATCAGTTAACTTCATGGTCATAACACTAGCCCGCTTATAGGCAGCTTCTTCCATTGCCTTACGCATTTGTTTCTGAGTAACTTCATCGAATGAATAGCTATTACCTAACTTAGCTAGTTCGCCGATTACTCGACGGAAACCACCATGAGAGATAACTGGAGGTTCAGCACCAGGAGCAATGAAGTTCGCAACTGGTGTGAGACGTTCACTTACGTATGCTAGGAATTCGTCATCCTCATACGTCTTAATAGGCATGAATTGATCAATAAGTTTAGTTCTCTGACGCAGACGAGCAATAGTATCGTCTACAAGAGTCTCTGCAACTTTAGCTTGCAACTTATCGGTAAGAAAATTAGAAACTGAACCCATAGTAAGAAAAAAGGATAGTGGGCGCGAGTAGCACCCGGTTAGTTAGAATTTGTAAGCGAAATTGATGCGAGGGAATCGTCTAGCAATATCACCATCAAAGTATGGTAGATACTGAATACGAACACCATTAGCAATCGTATAGAGAGCTAGATCCTTAGCAGTAGCAACAGTGTAATCAACTGCATGAACGTGAAGTCCTACAATTGCGTTAACTGTAACACCAATGTTAGTACCGATAGGTAGAGCTACACTTGCATTACCAGTTAATGTAATAACACCAGTTGTGTAATTAATACTAGCGATAGTACCAACAGCAGTAGCATTAGGAACGAGAGTTGCACTAGATAATGCAGCACTAGTTACAGTACCAGCAGTTGTAATACCGTGATTACTCAAACCATCAACTGCGAAGATAAACACCTTGTTAGTGATAGATAATGCACGAACAATGTCAGATAATCCAGCAGTAGCATTAATAGCAGTAGCAACTTCACTTGCAGTAGTTGTAGTATTGCTAGTTGTTGCAGTTGCAATTGCAGTAATACCAAGTACAGTTACAGTTACAGTTTGTGCAGCAGTTACAGTAGTTACAGTTAGAACACTATATGGTTCAACTACAGTTAATACATCACCAGCTACAAAGATATTAGTTGGAGTTGCAGTAACACTAGTTGCTCCAGTTGCAGTAACAGCAGTTAACTTAGTACGAGGTAGGAAGCGCAATACGTTACCTACTTGAGCAACAAATAATCCAGCAGGAACTTGTTTGCGTGCTTCGGTATTGAGACTAACGTAAGTATCCTGTACAGTTGCCGACACATTAGGATGATTACCATCACTGAATGCGAGAATGGCAGGATCAACTAGAAACGTTTGAGATTGATTGAAATAAGGCATGAATAAAACCTAGTATTATGAGCGGTATTTTTTAATGTAGTTAGCAGCAATAGAATTCAAATCAGCTTCTTCATCTAATTCTTCTTCATCGAGAACTTCCTCAGCGAAGAATCCCATTTCCATAGCTGGCATACGGTCGAAGATTTCAAGTACAGTATTCATGGCATAGAGTTGAGTTGCAGGATCAACTTCGTTCTCAGCACACACGGTACTAAATGCTGCGATACGTTCATTAGCACTGAAGTTACCCAGTAGAGATTGAACTGCAAATGGAGTCATCTTACCAGCTTCTACAAGAGCGTTAGCACGTTCAGCTACATCAGCTAGAGCTTCTTTAATCTCAGTGTTGCGTTTAAATTCGGCGAACTCACTGTTCTGGTATGCAGCATAATCGACGGAGTTATCAGCTTCCTCGTCTTCTTCATCTTCTTCATCCGTATCTAAGTAATCATTAATGTCTTCACCGCGACTTTCAATACCCATAACTAATAGTTGATTCTCAGTAGCTTCATCAAGTCCGAGAACTTCAGATAGTGCTAATGAAAGATTATCAGTAGGAGCAATTTCACCTTCAATGATACCAAGTAATACTTCAGGATTACATTCTAGAGCATCACTGAGATCAATTAGATATTCCTCAATGTCATCATAACCAGCAGCTTCACCCAATTCAAGCAATGCAGCACCATATTCACTACCTACACTAAATTCGGCGACTTCATCACCACCGGAGTAAGCAGCTTCACCAACTACATCATAGATATCTTCTTCATCAATCTCTAATTCGGCAGCAATGCGTTCTTGTAGGTCGAGATATGCTTGTGTCATGTGTTGCTTATATTCGTCCTTCAACATCACACCAGCGGCAACTGCATTTTGTAGATTCTCAACTAAATCCGCAAATAGTTGATTGTGATATTCAATAGCTTCGTTCATAATACGTCTTAGTTATTTGTTTTGATTTTTATACGTTTGTCTTATACCGAGTCCTGTACCAGCAGCTAATCCACCTAATGCACCAATTCTATTAGCTCTAACACTTCCACCTGCAATAGAACTACCAATTAAACCGAGTGTTCCACCAACAGCAGCAGCATTAGCAGTATTAGGATTCCAGATAGCTCTACCTAATTTACGTAAGGTTAATTTGCGAGGTTTCTTATCCTTACTACCAGGAGTCCTAGCATATTCGCTTAACTGATAGTCAGATAATAACTGCATTATTTTTTCTTACCTTTCTTCATTGCTTTGTAAATACCATAACCAGCACCTGCTACTGCTCCAGCACCAGCTAAACCAAGTCCAATCTTACCAGCACGAGTACCAAGTACGTTACGAGCAGCTTCAGCAGTTTGTCTAGCACGATTACCCATACTACCAGTAGAACCAATTACATTTTTCTTAGTCTTTAAAGACGAATAAGAAACATTAGCACCGATAGCATTAGAATCATAAGCTGCTTTTGCTTTGTTAATCGGATTACCCATCCAATCGCCAAATTGTTGAGACTTTCTACCAACAGCTTTCATATCACTATCAAATCTACCTTTAGCTCCGCCACCAGCAGCTAAATAACCTTTAGCATCAAAATTCTTAGCTGCTTCAGCACGACCTTTACGAGTTGCCATTTCAGCACCACCATATCGGATACCAGCAGCACCTAGTCCAGCTAAACCCACAGCACCAGCACCAAGTCCAGCATATAAACCAGCACGAGATTTACGTCTCTTCTTATCCTTACTACCAGGAGTCCTAGCGAAGTCAGCATTGTCGCTAGTTAATGATTCAAATTCTGCCATCGTATAGGCAGCAATGGGGCGATTTGTATAATTCATAGATGAATTTAATAGTTATTTACTACAGTTTGTTTCTTACCACTTAATCCGCGATATGCTCCAACAGCTAATCCAGTTCCAACTAATGCACCAGTACCGATAGCTAGACCTTTACCAGTTTTAGTCTTCAATGCAGTTTTACCAGCTTGATAAGTTGCAGATCCGTACTTCTTTAATCTTCTTGCTTTAACTTGTTTCTGCTGTGCAACTTTATTGACAAATGATTGTTTAACATCACCTACATCTCGACTAACGCGATTAATAACACGTTTACCTAAGTTTTTAGCACCATCAATTAATCCAAATTCAGCACGGTTAACTGCTTCCATCTCAGCCATACTAAATGCTGCAATAGGTAATCCACTAGCATAGCGAGCATTAGGATCATTAGGTGGCATACCCCAGTTAGATGACTGTGTAGCACCTTGAGCTTGGTTACTAGGAGTCTGGTTTGGATAAGCTCCACCATTAGCTTCCTGCATCATAGGATCTTGTTCTTCTTCACCAGATCCAATCAACGTAAGAAAACGAGTGGCGAAATCATTAATAGCTTGATACTGTACTTCTTCACGACTCTGACCATTAAGTGCTTGTTCATCAATAGTCTGAATAGTTTCAGTTAGTTCCCATAACTTATTAGTTAAGTCTTCGTATTGATTACGAATCTTATCTAACATATCATCACTGTTCTCTAAGTCGTCAAATGTAAGTGCATCTGATTCAAATTCGGCACGTTTAAATAGACTTAGATTGGCAATGGCGGGGTTAGGTGTTGCACTAATTTCACGTATTGCATTACTTACTACATCAATGCCGGGACTAAGTGTATTTAATAATCCTTCATTTAATTGACGTATAGCATCACCACTTTTAATTGCAATCTGATTAACGAAGATGCCTAACTTACCAGTTAATCCCTTATCATCAGCACCAGGAAAATTAGATTCATTAATAGTAGTGCATTGAAATTGAGATTCTACATCTCCAATAACACTAGATTGCTCCTTCTTATGATCCATCAATACTGGAATGCGAGTCTTAGCAAATAACGCATTAGAGTTACTAACTATCTCACGTATTCTAGCTGGACTAAATGTATGTGTTCTCTTCTTAGAGTCAACATGAGTACCTTCAATTAGAACTAATCCCTTCTTAATTACCTTATTAGGTGACTCACTTATTGTTTCTAAATTAGAACCTGAAAAATAAGCTAATTTATTC